CTCCAGGAACTAAACCATTCCACTGTGATATACCAAAACCATAACCATAAGATTGTGCTGCTGGTCCAACTTTTTCATAAGGCTTGACCGCAATACTTCCACCTGTTGAAACGGTTCCGCCTGCGTTACTACTTTGTGTAATTGTAAAAGTTGTAGGAGTTGGAACTGCTGTAACTTGAAATAACTTATCTTCAAAATCAGATGCACTAAAACCTGTACCACTTGGTAATGTAACACTATCAAACAAAACAATATCACCAGGTTCTAGATTGTGTGATGTAGAAGTTGTTATTGTACAAACAGGATCATTATTAGCTGTTGCAATTGTAGAAGAACTTAGTGTAGATTTTAAAGGTGTGATGTCGTGTAGTTGTCCTTCAAAGTATAAAAGTAAAAATTTGTCTGTTCCTAATGCAACATATCTGTTTCCATTTAAATCAACAAATGCATGAAGTTTTCTAGCAACTCCTGTAACAGAGTCTGATACTAAAGATGACCAACCACCTACTTTTTCTGGTAGACCGTATCTAAATCTAACATTATCAGAATCTATCCATCTGTTTTCAGCACCTGCAGTTGTATCTTGCTTGTCAATTCCAGGTAAGAAATTATATTCAATTAGAGCCATGATCCGTGCTCCTTATGCCGTGTTAGTCTTAAATGCCCAGCCTCTAGTTGCGTCTACATACACTAATGTAAAAGCTTGACCGTTAGTGTTTAGTGTTAGGTTTGATGTGCCTGTATTTATCGGTTGACTGTTTCTATTAACAATTAAATTGTTATTTGCAAAAGTTCCTCTCGCATCAATAAATGTAACCTCTGATCCAGTCGCAGGTGATGCAGGTAGAGTTACAGTAATCGGGTTAGCTGTTGTATTTGCAAATATCTGATCTCCATCAACTGCTGTGTATGCAGTAATTGTTGAAGAGTTTAGAGTTACATAACCTTTATTACGAATGCCGAGACTAACATTTGTGCCATCAGAATATACTAATGATTTAGATCCAACGGGTAATACAACTCCAGTCCCTGTCACAGTTTTAACTGTAATTGTGTATAGTGCAGATGTTCCTCTTGTTGTTGCATCTTCAAATATAATAATTCTTTCAGATCCATCTGGTATAGTTACATTTCTATTTGCACCTAATGTGCCAGTTAGTTTGATGTATAAATTTTTACCATTTGATGTTGCACCGTTATCAAGTGCTAACGCTAGATCTCCAGATGCTAATTGTGATGTAGATAGATAACCTGAAGATAATTGTTCTAATATTTGTAAATTTGTATTAGTGATCGTGCCCCAAAGACCAGCCTTTTCACCTGTTGCAATTAGTTCTAATTTTGAATTTGTTGAAAAACTTGATGCCATAATTCTCCTAATACGGGTCTATTGGTGTCCAGACCATTGTTGCTCCTGGGTCAATGTCGTTCCAAGTAATAATACCCGCGTCTTTTATTGTTAACGTCATCGGTGAACCAGTAGGTAACACTTTTGCCGCTGCCGATACTGTAACACTTCCAGTGCCAATGGTCAATTGATTTCCTGTAACTGAAACGTTAGCTGCAGCTGTTACTGTTACTGTGCCAACACCCAAAGTTAATGGTGTAGGAGTAGGTGTTACATTTGCTGCTCCACTTATTGTTAATGATCCAAAGCCTAAAGTTAGTGGACTTCCTGATGGTGTTGCGAGTGCTCCTGCTAGTGCAGTTGAACTACCTACACCTAAAGTTAATCCATTACCAGTTACATTAACAGTAACGTTCGGGTTAAAGAACGATGTCGATATTGGAGCACCAGATATGGAAGTCAGGCCAAGCATCTATTATGCTCCTGGTTTAGTTGGCCATGTAACAGATTCTACTTGTTCAACTGTTGTTAAACCTTCAGTTATATCTCTTAAATCTTTTCTGTAAGTTCTCATGTCATCAGATAAAGTTTGATCTGATAAAGCATGATGATCTGTATTTTTTAATAGATTATTTCTTTTATTTCTTAAATTTTTCATAGCCGTATCAAATTGACTTACTTGTCTAGCATCAAATTTAGCTTGTTCTTCAGCTGTCATATCTCTAGTAATAATTTCTCCAGTAGCAGCATTATGTTTTGTTATTTTTGTCATAATTAACTTCCTTTAATTCCAAAAACTTTAATATTTCCAGCAGTCATATTTCCATTATCAACATTAAATCTTAATCCTTCCATTCTAGTATCGTTAGGTAAAAATCCACCATTAATATGAACTGCACCATTATCACCAGACCTTCTTCCAGATGAAATACAAGTATAATTTTTTGATACTTGATAACCATAAGGATCATAAAGCACCATATCAAAATTAGTTGAATGAGTATCACTAGCAGCATTACTAATTATTCTAAAATCAGCAGCATTATTTTCACCATCATCCCAAGCACTCCCAGTACTATAGTGACCTGTACCAGACCAATAGTAACCTGAAGTAACTTCTGCACTAGAAGTTCTCAATTGAAAAACCCAATTAGTGTTATCTGTAGCTTGTTTTAATCCACTACCAATAACTCTGTAATCTCTATAAGTTGATGAAAAAAGATTGGTTATATCATAAGGTCCTGTTCCAGAAATAGTTGCTTCTGTAATTAATATAAGTGAACCAGTAGAAATAGCTGCTGGTAAAGCTGTTACTGCTCCTAAAGATGCGTTAGCAATATTACCTTGAGGTATTGTTCCTGATATTGCATTCGCTCCGCCTAGTCTAGTTATCGCCATATTACGCTCCCATCAACGCTTTAATTTCGTCGTCGTCCAATCCTAAATCTTTTAGCTTCTGTTTACCAGAGGCTTTTTTATCTATTGCTGCTTGTTCAGCATCTTTAATTTCTTGTATCTTAGCATTTACTTCTGCTTCAGTTGGCATAGTAGCACCATCTTTTATTATTTTAATGTATTGATATTGCATACGTTCAGAGTTAGGAATTTTATTTTCATTGTCATCATGTGTTTTCCAACCATACCAATTACCACCATTAAAAGTTTGTAATGCGTCTTGTAAATAATCTCTATCCATTTTATGTATCTCCTAAACGAATGAAAGTTACTGATGTTATATTTTCATTTGTACTTCCATTCACAGTATTTGTTCCAGCACTTGATCTTCCAGTAAATTGTATTAAGTCATTAGATGTATTTGTTACATCAGCAAAATATTCTGATAAAGTATATCCAGTAAAACCATTTTCTATGTAATGAGTACCATCTCCAATACTGTCATAGTTACTTCCATCTTTTGACATTCTTATTTGTATATAAACAGCAGATTGTGAAGCTGTTGAACTTCTAGCTACAATTCTAACTAAATAAATTCCTGTTGATGGAAAAGTAAATGTGCCTGAGCTTTCTGACATTCCAGTACCAATACGACCATAACAATCTAAACCACTTTCTTGATCGTCTGGTCTTTCCCAACCTGTAAGAACAGATGCAGAAGTTGTTACACTTTGATTTGCAGGTAATCTCCATTGGTCTGCAACTGTGATTCCATCAATACCAAACCCTGTTGCAGTTCCAGAATTTGCAATTGTTGCACCAGATGGAATACTGATCGTGTCACCAGATGCACCGATAGTAATCGTGTTACTATTCTCGTTGATAATGTTATTACCGTCTGCGTCCTGTATCGTGTCTGCTTTTAATATACTTGTCATAATTTATCCTATTCTATAATTTTGTATGCTCCAAAATATGAACCTAAACCAGAAGATTCTTGTCTTACAAAACAATCTGCATTAGCTACCGAATTAATTTTTGCATAAATTTCTACATAATCAGATACAGACAAAGCAATAGTAGCCAAAAAACTTATTCCTTGTTTAACTGGTGGATTACCACCAAACTTGTTAGCTACAACATGAGCTTCACTTCCATTTATACGAATAGATGCTTCTCCAGTTTCAAGATCATCTCCACCATTTGCTTGTAATTGTAAATTACCATAAATAGTATATTTACCAGCTTCTCCAGATGGAACTGTAAATTTATCTGATGCGTAAGCAGAATTAGTGTCATATTCTTCTCCAGCAAAAGTTACTTTAGTAAATGTATTATCACTTATTGTTTGATTGCCAGTTTTCTTTGCTAAAAAAGCTGGAGTGTTAGTTCCACCAATACCTGTCTGTGTTACACCAGAAGGAATAGAAATAGTCTCCCCAGATTGACCAATAGTAATGGTCCCTGATCCAGAGCTTGTTTCTATATTCGATACTTTTAATGTTCCGTTTGCCATAATTTTCCTATTCTATTATTTTGTATCCACCAAAAAAGCTTTGTGCTGTTACATTTATTGAACCACCAGTCCAATTACCAAAAGCAAAAATTTCAAAATAATCACTTGAACCATTTGCTTCTGCAACTATTGATACTGGAATAGATTGTTGATAACCAATACCTCCTGTTCTGTGGTCTAAATGTGTGACTGCTATTGAACTTCCATTTTTATAAATTCTACTTGTATATTCAGTATTATTAGCATTTGATCCATTTGCTAAATAAATATTTGAGTATAAATGATACTTTCCAGCAGTTTGTGGTGTAAATCTATAATTAGAAGAATTATCATAAGCATTAGCAGTATCGTAAGTTTCAGAATCAAATTGTACTTTAGTTGTTGTGTTTAAAGAAACAGATTGATTTCCACTTCTAAATACTAAAAAGTTTGGAGTGTTAGCTCCACCAAAACCTGTAGCTGTTCCAGAGTTAGCAATAGTTACTCCTGATGGAATTGCTATTGTATCTCCACTTGTACCTAGCGTTAGCGTAGTACCTGTAGCTGGATCGACCTGATTTGTCTCTAACTTACTCATTATAAAATTACAAATGTACTCCCTGATGGTATAGTCACTGTTCCCGATACTGTAACA